GCCTGATACAATTTTCCAAAAGCAAACGTCGGATTAACGGCACTATCAACGTAGCCGTGCGCCCTGATACTGTTTTCCTGTGTTTTCGCGCGTTCGTTGTTGCTGTAATCGGTGTCCGCCTGCAACGTTTTCACGAACTTGGAACGTGGGCAGATTGCAATACCCCAATCGGCAAAACATGTGTTTGCCCGTAATCTAAGGTTTGTAAAACCTATCGCAACATGCAACCCCGTGCGAAACGGATCACTATAATTATGCAATACATCTTCAAGCGGCGTACTAACGATACGTTCACACGCGATTTGCAAAATTTCCGGCGGGGCAACCGCGAATTTAACCGGCAAACGCCGCCCGTTGATAAACGCATGATGCATTGACGTAACGTCAAGAGACGCCACGTTATCAACGACAACGCTAGCGGTTTTAGCGCTCGTAAACGTCAAACCGCCACGAAAACATGACTTGCGCAACGCATAGGACTCATAGTTTTTCGGAAACTCCTGATCACACGTCGTTTCAAACGCGCGTTGCAGCGTGATTTTCTTGCCGCCTTGCAACGTGACGCGCCGCCCGCCAATCTCACGGCGCGCCATCTGCCGAACCAATGATGTCTTGGTCAATACGCGGCACCCCAGCATGTCAGGCGTGAGCCAATGGTTCGCGCGTAATAGCCATTGCAGATACTGCGGTATCACCTGTACATCACGCCGCGCGTAAAACATTTCCTCCTCGGTCAGTGGCGTTCCGGGTGTACGCACCAGCGTGTAATCCCAATCGCCCACCGCTTTAGGCAGACCGCATGTCTCACCCATAGCGCGTAGGCCGCCCATTTCAAGGTAAAACGTATCCCAAAAACGGCACACCACATTACCATCAACGCACAAATCAAGCGTGTACACGCTAGTTGCGGTCTGCGCATTGACCTCAATCGTATACGACTGCGCCAATTCCAGCATAAGCGTTTGCATATCAAACATGAGATTATATGCCGCGATTATCGGCACATAACCATGCGCACGACCATCCGTAATCAAATCATCAATGTACGTCAACGCTTCGGACGTGCGCCGGTAAAAACGTACATCGTCCGTATCGGGCGTATACGATTCCAGCGGGGTATTCCGCAAATCGTTGAAAATATACAATATCGGATACGCGCGCGTTTCGGCACCCTCACCGATGTTCGTTGTTTCGGTATCGAATATCGCCGCTACCCTGTATTCTTTGCGTGCTTTCATCGTACCACGTCAGGGGAAACCGCTACGAGCCATATCGGGCTGCCGCCGTCGGTGTCCGTATAATCTTCCAGTTCGCCCGTGTGCGCTTTCATGTTTTTGGCGTATTGCAACACTTTTTCATTTCGTGTCATAATGGTGTCAAAAAGCTCACTCAGCGAGTCCGCGTCATATGCCTTCATCACGGCCTCCAATCGTTTGTCAGGCGGAATGTTCGGTTTCTGCCATATGTTTTGTGTGTATCGCCAAAAAATCTTGACTTTTTCCCGACCGAGATCACCCAACACGCTCGGCTGTCCCTTGGACGCCATTCTCATTTCGATGCGGAAAATGTTAAACGAGCGTCTGCGTTCCATTGCGCGACCTTTGCCGCCGCGCACCTCTCCCACCTGTCGCACAAGCGTATCAGCGGCCTCGTTGGCACGCTGATACAATTCTTCACGCATGGCGCGATTACTCACGCGCCCGACATATGTTTTTTCAACTGCGATTCAAGCCGCCGGATATAATTCCGTCGCGCGTTTATCTCGCTCTCGGGCATGGTGTCCGTGATGCTTTTTTTCAGACTGTTTATCGCACGGCGCACGCGCTTGCGTTTCGCGGTTAAAACGTCCGCCTGTTTATGCGCTCTAGGCATGATTACACCAACCTCATAAAAAAAGCGCCATATTATTTTATGGCGCTTTTTTTCTCATTTCAAACTACTTAATTTCAAGCGATTTGGTAGACCTGCCACCACCGAGCGGCGTCTTTTTCACTGTTACGGGGATACCGTTAGGCGCGTTGAAATCGGGGAACATGTCGTAAATATCCAACACGCTACGATAAATGCCCTGTGACTGGCTGAAGTACGTATTGCCGTCATTTGCAAAAAGATAGACGTTAACGCACTTCTGCCCCGTCTGAGATCGCACGCCCGGCGCGGTGTACGCGCCAATGACCGTTAGCGGCGTGTCACCGATAGCGTTCAGTGACAAAGCGGTGTTACGCGCGTTGACAATGGCACGTTTGCCCTCAAAAGTACTGTTGTCCATCGTACAAATGTAACGATAATTATCAACAGGGGCCTGGGCGGTTTCATTAGCGGTGTCGTTCATCTGTTCATTGGTCTCGGTCATGATATTTCCTTTCAAAATCAGAACTCAGATTCATTATCGTTGTCGTTGTCGTTATCGTTATCGGTATCGGTTACGATACGTTCGGCGTGTGCAATGAACGTGTCAACGTCCATTGCATACGTTGTCTTGTGTACGGTGATATCATCAATCAGGACGTTGACGATACCCGCGTCCATAAGCGCTTTAACTGCTTTTTCAACGGTGCGAATGTTTCCGGTAGTATGAAACGTTTGCATCTCGCCGTTTCGGTCATAGTAGCTGATATCGCTATCAGCGATTACCTTGCGAATCTTGCGCATATTATTATCCTTTTTCATCTGTTTTTCTGTTAACATTTTTGCTAACACATATATTTATAACATAAAAAATCGGCGTGTGCAATTGCAACACGCCGATTATTAACAATGATTATCAGTAACGCAAAATCTGACCCGGATAAATCAAACTCGGGTTAGACAAGCCATTAACCGACGCGACACGCGCCCAATCAACGCCGAAAACAGCCCACAAACTATCACCCGGTTGCACCATATACGTGCGCACCGCACTCGTATTCGACGGCGCAACAGTACCACCGCCATAGCAAACGGTCTCGCCGGGGTATATCACATTGGGATCACCGGACGCATACCCCGACCAATCAGACCACGACCCCAAACCAGTCGCCGCCGCGATACCGGCCAACGTGTCACCCGGCCCGACCGTCACACACGTAGACGCACAACCCGTATCCGGCACCGGAGCCGGAGCCGGAGCCGAAACACCGTTATCGCGCTCACCAAGCGCATACGCGTCCCACTGCCACCGCTCACCACGGAAATAGTCTAAATCCAACGGCCCATAACCCGAAACATAACCATTAGACGTGTACTGTCGCATGGCCTCACCATACGCGCCATAAAGCCACGGCACCGCCTGATAACCAGTCGGCACGTTCGACGCATATTGCGCAACCCAAACACCACAATGCTCACGCACATACGGCGTGAGCTGACTCAATGAATACGCCCCCGTGTAAACGACAGGCCACACTTTCGTGCGATCATACACGCGCCGCACCCAAGACTCAACCCACGCCCCATTACCAAACTGCGGATTATCATCAGCCTCCCAATCCAGCGCAAGCACGGCACGCCCGACATATCCGACAACGTTATCCACAAAAAAATCAGCTTCAGCCACCGCGTCATTGCCCATAGCATAATGATACACGCCGATACTTTTACCGCTATCCACTGCACGACTAAGCTGATAATTCGCGGCCTGATTAACACCATTAACCAAACAGACATTATTAAAACCGCCAACACCCCAAGTCGCACCGGCCACAACAAAATCAGCATCAAGCGCATACGTATCGATATCACACTGCCAATTGCTCACGTCAAAACCGCGCATATCCGCGTATGCAGACGGCACAAAAACCAACGACAACACGCATACGCACGCCAATATGCTACGCCATATTCGCTTCATCACCATTATCATCCCCCTTATCATTCTTAAGCAAAGCTATAAGCTCTTCAGTCAAAACATTGTTCGTCGTCATCAAATTATTAAAATCACGAAACGTCGTGGCAATAAACCACGCCATCCCACAACACGCGACAATCGGAAAACCAACACTACCCACAAGGGTAGCGATAGAACTCATATCCATATGCATACACCTCATACAAAAAAGGCCACAACATGCCAAACGGCATGTCATGACCTAATATATCACACTAACAATAACGATAACGATTCTCAACAACCGTGGCCTATCCGGGAATTGAACCCGACCCGCACATCTTATAAGGATGCCGCTCTAACCACTGAGCTAATAGGCCAAACAACACCATACTACACACCCGTATCATTCCACAAATTCAACCGCATTAAAGCAATATCATCAGCATAATGCGCCATCACAAAATCAAACAACCCCACACAATCAGAATCACGCCCAGTATCATAATGCCCCACACGCATACGACAAACACGACTTACACCCTTAACCATGCTACCACCTATATAAAAACGCTTACAACCATTACACCTACGATAATTCATCACATCCAATGCCTCCTACTATAACCGAGAAACACCATACTTACATTATCACCAAAAGACACCATATTATCCCACGTACAACCAATTGGAAACATATGCACTATATCATCAAAATCGACATAACACTCCACAAAATCATAATAACTATAACCCATCTCAAGCAAACGACGAACACAATAATAATTCATAAAACTACACCTAAACATTTTAATTACTCCTTTTTTGTTTGTTTTTTGTTGATACCTCAAATATAGCACACACCAAAACACGACACGCCGACACGACACGTTCTCTTGCGTTCGGTTTTCGCTAGCACACGACACGCAACACGTCAACTTGCACGGCGTGTCTCAGACCCGCACCGCTGACGGCGTAGTTTTTGAGTGTTAGTGTTGGGATGTATTGGTGTAGCCAGTACGGCCATGTGTTTTGTGGTGTGGTTGAGTCTGCGTAAGAGTCGCCGAACGTTACCATATATCCGCTATTATATTGGTAGTTGCTTATGGTGGTGTTGATTACGCTAATGTCTTGAGTGTTTTTGCTAATGTCTTGAGTGTTTTTGCTAATGTCTTGAGTGTTTTTGCTAATGTCTTGAGTGTTTTTGTTTATTTTATTTTTGAGGTTGGTTGCGTCTGTAACGTTGTTTACGCCTAGCGCGTTTAGATTTGATTTGTTGTTTTGTGCTGTTTCCGCTGTGTTGTCTATTTTGGTTTTGAGTTGTGTTGCGGTTTCGGTGTCGGTTACGCCTAACGCTGTCAGATTTTTGGTGTTGTTTTGTGCGGTTTCTAACGCTTGCGTGGCTTTACCGCCCGCAGTGTTTGCGTTAGTGTTGATTTTGTATAGATTCTCGTCGATAATATCCATTGACACGTTGTATTGGTCATTGAGGTTTGCCGCGTCGCCGGTTTGATATTTTTCGAGGTTGAAGTTAGTTGTGTAGGCAGTCATGTTAGCTGTCCTTTCTGAGGTTTGTTGGATGATTTATTTCTTCCTGTACTTTTAGTTGATGTATTACGCGGTCTAGGGTGCGCATTGCGGCGTTGTATCCGTCGCGTAGGTCGGCTAGGTCGCCGCTTTCGTATAGTGGCAGATGATAGAACGGTGTTTCTGTTGCCATGATTGTACGCCTTTACTTGGCCGGTGGAATTGGATAGCCCTCTGCGGTTTTTTTGAGCTTGCTGAGGTCGGTAACGGTAAATATTTCCGTTCCGGTACGATTTAATATGTGGTTGAGCGTGGTACCAAGTGTTTGCGCGTTAGTTCCGGTCAACCCTAACGCTTTTATGAATGCGGCTAGACCGTCCGGTAGCACGTTGTTGTTCAATGCTAGATCTGCTTTATCGCTGACGCTTTTTATTGCCGCGTCGATTTTATCCATTGACCCGTTGTATTGGTCAAGTAGATTTGCGGCATTTCCCGCTTCGTACTTTTCTAGTTCATAATTTGTAGTGTTGGCCATGATGTTCCTTTCATGAGAGTGGCGGATATTTGTCGCCGGTGGTTGGGTTAGTGACACGTGGTGTGGTGTCATCGAATATGGTGAGATTGCCGATTGCGGGTGTTTCGTCGGTTCGGTGATCGGCTAGTTTGCCGGTGTTGATATCGGCTATTTGCGTGACTCGTGCGCCGTACACCGCTAGTTCGCGGTATAGGTCGCGTAGTGCTGTTTTACTGTCAGTGTATTCGCCTTTTGTGACGTTCCATACTAGTTGTGTGTCTCCTATGTGGTCGATTTGTTCTTGTATTTGCGCTATGGCGATTGCATAATCGTTTAGGCGTGCTTCAATGTTTTTTATTCTTGTATCGTAGTCGTTCAATGTTTTGTTTATGTCGGTTACGATTTCGTCAAGATATGCCGTTATGTGGTCGATTTCACACGCAATGTGTTTTATTATTTCCTCTTGACTTTTGGCGTTCCAGTAAAACGCGGGTATGGCGGGCGTGTACGGCCATACTGAGAAAAACGGTAGATATGGAAACATTATTTTCCCTTCTGTGCGAGATGAATGCGTTGCGCCAAAACGTCGGCGTATTGTAGCATGATGGCGTATTGTTTTATCAACAATTCATAGTGTTTATCTGTCAGCGTTTTCCTTTTGTTCATTTGTTTCAATAGATAATCACCAAGTTTGTTGATGGATTCGGTAAGCTTGGAATATTCATTTTCGATACGGGCTAATGTATTGGCGTCCATGAAATCACCTCGCTAGTAATTGTTTATGTTGATAGTCCATAACGGACTGAAACACAATTCTAGATGATCGAGCAGCAACACATCAATATCAACATAATCACCGTTTCGGATACGTTCGATTTTGTCCATGAAATTACCATTAGTGACTGTCTCGTATTGATTATCTGTTGCGTTGCTCGCGTAGTCCTGATTTTCGGCCAGTTGAGTCGCCGGGAAATCGCTGAAAACGGTTCGCATTTTGTGCCATGTGTCGTTATCGCTGAGTATTATGTCAGGGTTTTTATCTGTAAGCGCGTATAGTGGGCGTAATGTCGGCATTATTTCTCGTATAAGCCGCATAAAGTGCCGTCGCCATCTTGACGGCGGCATAACGCCTAGTTCCCGGTCGTAGAAACGGTTTTCGATTTTCTTGCGACAGCGCGTGTATTGCGTGTCATCATAGGCAACGTCCCGCCATGACCATGCGGCATTATCCCAGTCAACACCGCCCGGCACGTCAAGTAGTTCTCCGAACGTGTACGTCATCACGTCATGAAACTCGTCGCGTGATTCGCACGGCTGGTAGCTGTCTATGTCATTCTGCATTATCATCACCGGCCAATCTTTCAAGGTTGTTCAAATAATCATAATTGCGTGAGATGTTGTCTTCGTTCCACACGACTTGTATCGGTTCCTTGAGGTATTTTTGAAATCTTGTGTTGAGTATATCGCAGGCGGCGCGGCGTTCCTCCAGTTCGCTGAGCGCGCGTAGATCGGTCGGTTCGCCGTAATCCTGTATTTCGTCGGCGGTCTGCCGTTCCATCTTCAACGGGAGATTTTTGATACCTAGCGCTTGATAGAATGAGTTCCACGTGTTTTGTATGTCGTTCTGTAATTCCATTCCGATATATTCGACATTGGTTTTCAGCACGTTGGCTTTCATGGAATCGGTGAAACCGGGTGTCGCCATGATCGCCATTTCACCGCCGCTGATTTGCTTGATAACGTTGATGCCCGCCGTCTGCTGTCCGGCTGGAACCTCCAAAATAAACGGTGTTTTCTGGTTGAAGCGATTCTGCCGTCGCGTCATGTATAAATCTTCAATCTCATGCGCGAAAAACTCGATGGTCGGAATGAGCGGCGTGCGCGCGCGGTTGGCGTAGATGAAAACACCATTTGAATTGTTCACCGGGAAACGCCAACCGTTGACACCGTAGCTATCCCATTTCTTCGGTTTGTAATACACGTTGAAATTCGATGTTGTCACCGCTTGCGTGCTGAAAAACACTCCGGGCTTACTATGCGGAAACGCGATTGTCGCGTAACCGAAATACAATAGATTGTATTCCAGAAACCACGCGTCGCAGGTCTTGGGCAGATTCAACCATTTGAACCGTGATAACGCGATGTTCAACATTTGCGAATATGCCATCAAATACGCTTGCGAGTTGAGCGCCTCGGACTGTTGCCATACCGGTGCGCCGCGTTCTCCCAGTTCCGCACGAGTCAACGGCCTTTTATGCGTGCGTTTACGTCCCATACTTTCCTACCTTTATAGATTGTCGTGCGTGAAGTCGCCGCCGACTTCTTCGGGTTTCGTCCATATTGTAACACCGGAGCTGAAAATATCCTTGATTGTCTGCAATTGCTCGTTTTGCGCAAGCGGGCATATCGTCCATATATCGGCGGTCTGCCAATACGTGTAATGCTTGCACGTTGTCAGCGTCGGTTTGTTGTAGAGTTTGTTGCTTGCTATCCCGTAGCGTAGCATGTAATCACCCGCCGCCGCTATCGCGCCGTTGTCCTCCGTGACTATTTTCACGGTCATGGTGTCAAGCCCCGTGGCCTGTCTGAAATTGTCGCCGCCATACGCGCCGACCGGTTGCGCGGGATGGTTGAGCATGTCGCGCCATGACGCGTTCGTGTTGTCGCGCGCGTTCGTCAAGATCAGTTTGGCGTTGTCAACCGTCAGATTACGTGACGCGCCCGCGTTAGTGTTGGCCGCGCCCGTGCTTGTGGCGGTCATGTCGGTAGCCGCGCTTGTGCTGTACTCGGTAACGCGGTCAGCTTGCGTGTTCGAGCGACTGGTCACGGCGGTGGCCTGTGTTATGGCATGTTGTGTTTGCTCGGTGTTGGCCTGTATTGCGGTTTTCGCTTTATCAGTTGCAACATAATTAGATGTCGCGTTGAGTTCCTGACTGTTAGTGATTGCAATACCGGTGTTGTAACCCTGAAGCGCCGCACCGCCGATCGCCATTGCACCGGCCACCATCGGTGAGGCCGCGCCTCCGGTGCCGATTACCAGCGCGGCCCCCGCTATTGAGCCTATCGCGCTTGCCACGTTTGTTATTGCCTGAGTTTGGGTGCCCTCCACAAAAGCTTTATTCTGTAGTGTATTATCATCACTTACATCACGGTTGATTTTGACCGTGCTAGTCTTCAAGTCAGCGTTTTGGCGTGTGTTCGAGTATGTGAGATTATCCGACCGCACACTATTGGATTCATTTTTTATTGCTATGTCGCGTTGATTCGCGCGTGCGGTGTTCGACACCGCCGCCGCACTGCTACGATACGTGTTTGCCTGACTGACATTAGCCGAGCGCGCGCCGTTTTCATACGTCAGCATGGCGTTTTGCCGTGCCTGGCTTACGGCGACATTGTAAGCGGCGGCGCGTTGCGCGTCGATCGCGCGGCGTTGCAACGCATACGTCGGAATGTCATGGGATATCAGCGTTTTGAGCACGTCCGCGTTCGGCACATCGGCGGTAATGCTAGCACCGTTGATGGCGTTGATGGTTACGGACGTGCCGCCGTCACCCCCGACACCGTCAAGCCATGCGAGTTGCCGTAATATCGGGTAGCTTAATGACGTGACGGCTTGCGCCGAGAGATGGCCGCAATCAGCTATTTCCACCCGGGTTTTATTGCCGATATTGTCGGATATTTCCAAGTGCGCGTAGGGCGCAAGGTACAGTCGTGTTATTTTGGCGTACTCAGGTGAATAGCCGAAGTCATTTATTGTTAGATTAATGTCCGCTAGTTTTGCGCGCGCGCCGCTGACCGTATGCCATGCCACATCATTAACCGTAGTGACGGTTCCTAATTGCATCATGCTTGCCGTGGCAACGAAAACAGATACGATTTGTGACATGATATGCGGATAATACGCAAACATCGTATCAAAATAATCACCCGATATGTTGAATGATTCCAGAGCGTACATGTACACGTTGCTTGCGGTGAGGTTATCAATGGAATTATATGACGTACCCGCACCGGTTACGTTTGACGTGTTTATGTTCCCGGCACCCCATACAAAACCGTTAACCGTTTCGTCAGAATTGGTATATGACGGGCTGGTATCCGTAACGGCTGTACCGCGAACATTGCTCATTGATTGCAATTGTTGCGGGGAAAAAGTTGCGGCCAAACATATGTATCTTGCCCCGTTTTGCAAGTTAATCGGCGTGCTTTTTCTAATGTTCGTCGCCGCGTTGCCATAATCAACGTCGGGCAACGTAAAATCACGGCAATTGCCCCGTGGATTACTCAACAGTTTTTGCGGTGTCGTTTCCGTCAACGGCGCGTGACCTCGTGACAACAGCAGACCATTGATTGTGGTGCTGTTGATATAGTCCGTCCATACATCACGCACAAGCGTGCATGTTGTCGTGTTCGGCGCTTCCGCACGTACCGAGGTGACGAAAAAGTGATAGCGTGTCTGCACGTCGGTTTTCTGATACGGCGTATTGACAATATCATGCGAAAAATCAACGACAACGTAATTATACCGTTGCGCCGTCATATACGGTACGGGCAATTTTATGCCGTCCGTATCGGCGCGCGCGATATACATGTTAGTCATGAGCTGGACGGCGAAACCGTCAAGCGTATCGAACCATGCATCTCTTGCGGTATCATCTTGGAATTTCACGACGTCGTGGTAATCGTTGTACCAATTAACACGGCACAACTTTATTACTGTGTTTGGCGTCCAAACATTGTAATCGAAAACATTGCGGTACTGTTCATACACGCGCGTATCAGTATCGGGAAACGTCGTAGCATTTTGCAGATGTGGAAAGTCCATATCATATCTTTCTTTATACGAAAATGGGTGGTGTTTCACGTGAAACACCACCCATTTTAACATGAAGACTATTTGACGGTGAAAGTGCACTCGGCCTTATGCTCAGTGGTCTCCCCGTTCGGGTTGACGTAAGTCGCGACGCCGGTCACGGTGATAACGTCGCCCGCCGTGAGGCCGCCGCGCTGGACATGCAAGCGGGCTTGATCATCAACGAACGTGTTGACGTCAAGCGCAAACGCCCCGGCCTGCTTGGCGTGCTCGGCGGACACTTCGTAGGTTGCGGAGTTCGGCGCAACCTCAATAGCGGTGCCGGTGGGTTCGACGGTGGCGGTGAGCTTCGGCGTGAGCGGTACCACGTCGCCCGCCGACACGTTACCCGTGGCCGGGGCCAACGTGAAGCCGGTCACGGTCTGCGTCACGACCGTGATGCTGGTGCCCTCGTCGGTCGTGAACAGCGCGCACGGGGTGAAAGGCGACACACCGTAGATTCCCCAATGGTTAAGATACAGCGTGTTGCTGACCGTCTGCGGATTGTAGAATTGGGTAGTGCCATACATGGTGTCACGTACCTGATACCAGTCAGTTGAAACAAGCAACGCAACCGCGCCGGGGATGCCGAGACTCGGCACCTGGACGACACGATACGGCACTTCAGCTTTGTCCAACTGGAACACGGCGGACAAAGCGTCAACGTCAAGCGACGCAAGATATTCCGGCTCAATCAACAACACCATTTGTTGGGGATTAGCGTACGCCGGAATATCGGTGACATTCAGCGCATTGTACTGCGTTGACGGGAACTGCATGCGCCCGGCGGTCGAACGCAACGCCTTGAGCAACGTCTTGGCGGTCGTTTCATCACTCGGTGCCGCGTCAAGATGCACCTTGTAAAAACCAAGGTTTTGTTCGTAGTGGCGTATCAGCGCAAGCATGATGTTCATTTCATCGTAATTATCGGAATTGCGCGGGGTCTCCATAATCTGCGCTACGAAACGGTTCAAACCGTAATCATCAACGAACGCCTGTCGCAATTCATCATCTGTCCATGAGATGGGATACTGGTCACGACGGTTCATCTCATAAAACCAGGCGGCCGCCTCGGGGCGGTGCATCTTCAAAAGCGTTTCGGCGTCATCCTTGTACCCGTGCGCCTTAATCCATTTGACGGCGATTTCCTGCACGGTCGAACCCCAGTAGAGGTTTTCTTTTTTGAAAATCGCCAGCGGGTTCTCAAAAGGCGCGTTCTGGGCCATCACGGTGAGTCCGATACGGTTCACCATGTTCCAAACACAGTCATTCAAATATTGGCGGTTCATGGGGTCGAACAGATAACGCATGGTGTTCGCCACGCCGGTTTGCGTCGCGCTCGGTATGCGTTGCTGATAATCGTCGGTGCCCTTGGTACGGACTTTATCCAAAATCGTTGCATTGTCTACAGCCATAATATTTTACTCCTATCCGTTACAGCGTGTAATCGAGGTTTTCCAAGTCTTCAGCCGCCGCCTGTGCGATCGCCTCCGCCGCGTCATCGTCGGTTTCCTTGACGGTTGCGCCGTTTTCGACCATCTGCGCCACGGAATCTGTGAAATTGTCGTAAATGCCGTCGATTCGCTCGTTCATCGTATCAATCTTATCAAGCACACGTGAAAGCATGTCGCGCAAGTCATCGAATTCACCTTCACGGCGCGCTTCGTCGGGGGTGAGGTCATCACGTTCGGCGGTGTCCCTCTCCTCGGTGGTTTCGTCATCCATTTGTTTTTTCCTTTCATATATGAAAAAAGCCGTACCGGTATATGACCGGTAGACTCAAGAATAACATACTGTTGACATGTTTCATAGCGATAATCGGCGCGCTTTTACCTCACGGCCACATCGTCGCCGGAGTCAACCGTGGTTATCGACAATGCGTTTTAGCGACATCACTATGACACCTCACGTATGCCGTGTTTATTTTACACCGAAATTCTTGAGCATTTCAAATATGGCGTGTTGCGTTTCCACCGTGTCATATCTCAGATAGCCTAACGCGTAATACGATGTAAGGTTTTTAATCAATTCTTTTGCCATATTCGCAGTGAGGTAATTCAATTTGTTATCATCTCGTGTGATTGCAAAATATGGCACATGTGCGCCGCCGTCGTATTTCACGGAAAGAAAAATATATCCGCAACGCATATCGACATACACTCCATATTCTTGCCGAAACCAACGGAACACATACGTGAGTTTTGCGTGCTTATGCGGTTTTTCGATAAAATCGGTATCAAATTGCCTAAACTTGTTTTTCGCTGTCATATCATCATTGTTTTTCAGCATACGCCCCGCAACGGTGTTCGTCGCCTTTTGCTCGGCATAGTCATCATCTCGAACGTAATCGAACAGACATGTTTTGCTATCAAGCCATTGCAGCCCATACTCGGGATTGAGGGGCACGTCATAACGTCGAAAATACGGATTGAACGCGTCGCAAGCATTACCCAAAAGGAATACTCTCGGCTTACGTAGCTCGGTATCATCGGCACGTTCACGCGTCACGGTATCCACAATTTTTGCCAATTGTTCAAACTCGTTTTTCAAATACGTATGATATCTATCGTCATTATCAATAATAAATTCATCCATGCAAATGTTGCGCACGCTCACGTATGTGCTTTTCTTTTTTCGCTGTTGCATGGTTAAAGGTATAAAATAACCGCATATCCGCCACGGATTTTCTTTTTTGCCGGTTTTCTTCCGTCGTATTTCAGCTGTTTTATTGGTTGTACGAAATTCATAATCGGGAAAAATATTATCCTTTATAATACGATCGAAATAGTCCGCAGCAACATCGTTGTTTTCCTCACGAAAACGGGCGATTTCCGCAAAACAATATCCGTTTTTCAAATAATCCTCTATCATGTATTTTCTCATACCGTAGGTTTTACCCAAACCGCGTGCACCGATAATCATATTAACGTCTGCGTTTCGCGGCAATATTACGGTTTTAAGCCGATCATAATAATATTTCGCCATCAATACTCACAATCATAGGTTTACCGTCCCGCACAATAAGCTCGCGCGGTGTCGTTTCCACATTTCTATTATATATGTTTCGTAAGTATGTCAGATTCTCGCCGTTGGCCTGTTTATCCGATTCGCCCAGCCATCTTCCGGACGGATACAACGCAATCGCCTCGGGCACGTCAACATGACATGCCGCACCCCGATAATCGGTGACGGTGCCGACGTACCTATCCCACACATGCGGACGATTGCGTTGCAACGTATGGCAAATCTCATAATCAACCAACACATCATAACCAAGCGCCAAACGTACCGTTTCCGCGAAACCGTGACCCATACACATAATATCCTCGATACAGTCCTCAATAGTGTACACGCCGTCAGGCCGTGGCAAGCCCGCGCAAGTGACATGCACGCGCCCGGACATATCCAGACTTACACGCGCCTTGTTCCACAGTTCCACGTGCTCGGCGTAACGAGTGGTGCCGCCACAATCCTCAACCTCGAACTTGCCGATATGATCAAGCGTTGACGCCATGTCGGGCGCGGTGTTTCGAACGCGCCGCATAGTAAGATTGATTGCGTTTTCTATCGCTGTGTGCAATGGTTCGAGCGCGTCCAACAGTTCCGCGTCGGTCACGTCATCGGCGCAACTGATTTTCAGACTGTCGGTATCGCCGCCCGTGACGGTGACGCGATTTCCGAAACGCCGATGTATCAGCATCATGGCTATCACCAGATGCATGCGCGAACCGGCTACAATTCGCATACCATACGTGTACAGCACGCGCGGTGTCTTCGGGCGCTTTTTCGCGAAATTCTCAGGCGTGCAGATCGTGGCCTTATCTACCTCCAGTTCACCGGTTTCAGTCACACGGTAATCGGCCTTCATGACGTCTTGCGCCTGAGTGCCATAGATACCATTGAATTGTCCCTTAACGGTGCTACCGTAATAGGATTGCAGAAATTTCATGCTCAACGTACCCGCCCTAGCGTCACGTGCGATTCCCTCGGGTATCGACTCGGGTATATCACCCGCATACGGCACACCCTCGGTGTAGTGTTTAATCAGGTTTTTCACGTCGGTTTTCCGCGCGAACAACATGTTAGATTGTAGGGTCACGTAATCGGGCGGCACAATCGTTTTAGTGGTGGCTTCACCGTACAACACATGCATTTCGTCAAACTCGTACACCTGTGCCACGTTCCACAGCTCAATCTCATTAACGTGCAAGATGCATTCGGCCGCCTGATACAATTTTCCAAAAGCAAACGTCGGATTAACGGCACTATCAACGTAGCCGTGCGCCCTGATACTGTTTTCCTGTGTTTTCGCGCGTTCGTTGTTGCTGTAATCGGTGTCCGCCTGCAACG